AAGTGCAGCGGCACAAGGCGCACAACGCGGTGAACAAAACACGCTAAAACGATTACAGATGAGCGGTAGCACTCGCCGGAGGCTAGGAATGTGAGCCAGTACGCATTTGGTCATGCCACTCGAATTAAGGGCCGTAGCCCATCGACAGGCAATCTAGAAACGCTTTACTTCTTCCAAAACTTCTACATCAACCAAGAAGCCACGCACAACGGCAATAAATACCGGTTTGTGCCGTTCGGCTTTTCAGGCGTAACCGTTAATCGCACTGGTGACGGATTGGAAGCAACACTTGTGTTTCCCAACAATGGCTTGTCTCGCGGTTTTGCTGACCAAGCCATTGACCAGAACTGGGTTATGGAGGTTGACGTGTTGATTTTGGATGCCGACAATCCAGCAGGCACCCATCAAAAGCTGCATTCGTTTACAGGCCAAGCTGTTGGCGGGCAGTGGGACAACGTATCGCTAAACATAAAGCTCAGTTCTGTACTGGATGCTGTTGGAACGGACGTACCAAGGCGCTCGCTGACACAGCGGTTAATCGGCAACCTACCTATTAGCAACAATGTCCGACTGCAGTGATCTGATTGGGATGCCGTATCGGCTAGGCGCTGACGGCAGCGATGGTCATATTGACTGCATCCACTTGTGTTACGAGGTTTTGGAGCGAGTCGGAGTTGAAGGGCCACCGTTTAAGCAGTCTTGGTATGAAGCCAACAAATGGGAAGTATGCAGGGATCTTTTGCAATGGGGTTTGCGGGTGGAAAAGCCTGCGTATGATGGGGACATTCTGTTGCTGCCAGATAAATCTTGGACATTCGCAGTGATTTGGCAGGAGGGAGTTCTGCATATCCAACCAAGGCTGGAAAAGGTTCAGTGGTCTTTGGCCCGTCAATTTATGACGTACCACTGCTTCCGTTCGAGAAACAGTTAATAGAAACGATTGGGATTACAGAAGAAGAGTATCAACTATTTGCGGCTGAAGTTAGGCGGCGTGGCCGCTTAAGACCGGCAGAATATGACCATATCCCAGACATTGCTTGCGAGGTAAAACTGGGAACAATAATTTTAATTAACTTGGCGATCAGCCTTACGTTGACTGGTGTCGCCTACTTATTGACACCTAAACCAAAAGAACCAGCGGCCTTCAGTCGCAAAGAGCTTGGTGGAGAAACTGGAGCAAGTCGGTTTACACCATCTCGCGGCTTTGAGACTTTGGCAGAACTTGGTGAATACGCTTCGCCAATTCCTTTGCTGTTTGGTTTATACCGTGAAGGCTATGGCGGTGGAATGCTTGCAACACCAAAGCTGATCTGGTCTCGGATGTTTAGCCATGGAACGTTGCAGCGAGCCAAGCTGTTGTATGTTGTTGGTGAGCAAGGCGCTGATGATCTAGACGGTATTGAACGGCCTGAGCTTGAAGGTATTTTTCTTGGCAATAACGCGCTTGATTCTATTTATGAGGATGCTTTTGCGTTTTATTGGAAGAAACATTCCGGCGATCCAAGCAACCGAAGAATCCGCGACACTGATTATGAAGGTTATCCGAAAAAGTATGGGACAAGGGGTGAGGCGTCTACGGGCGACCCAGATAAAGCTATTAATGGCGAAGTTTTTTACGCTCCAACCAATGACGAGATTGATGCAGTAGGCCAGTTTTGCCATGCTTATACGCCAGCAAATAGTACTCAGTTTGGTGTCTTTGAGCCGATTGCAAACGGTACTTCGTATCGCCCAAATTATCGTATTGTTTCCATCACTGACGATGGCCACACTGGGGTAACAAAACGTGGCATCACAAGAACACGTATTAAATATGCTGGACTTAGTTTTGGCAATCCTGACAACTTAGATGGCAAAGAACTCCTGCAAAAGGTTCGGAAGAAAGGACAGGCAGGGGCTGGCAGGAATTACAGCCCACGAATGGGCATTATCCGGCTTAATCGATACAGTGGAGGCGAAACAATAACAAGCTCAGAAGTAACAGGCGCAGATGAACTTCAAAAAGTTGTAAATGTAAGGGAAAAAGATGAAATTGTTTTTATAATTAGTGCTACTAAAATTGACGAAGATCTCTACGCAGCCAAAGAGTCCAGGGAAAGCGTATCTGATCTAAATAGCACTGTTGAAGCTTTGCAGCTTGCGGCTGATGATGCAATGCAGGTTGGCGAACAGTTTGCAATTGCCGGAACAATCTGGAAAGTTATCCGCAGAAAATTAGACCGTTTCGAACCCGACTCAAACAAAAACCAAAGGATTGACCTTAAGTGTGTTAGCACCGAAGAGTCGCACCTCAAGCGAATTGGAATTGTCAACGAGGACAAGGTTGTAGAGCCAACGCAAGGTTTCATTGGTGATAGTTTTCCAGATGGCCCACCGGCTTCGGTCGGCGAAGGTTTCTTCCCAATCACAAGAGTCGCGACTGCAACAGTTAGAAATAACAGACCTGCAGTGGTTACAGAGATCGGCTTAAAAAGCACGGTATTTCAAAAACTAAACGGCCTTTGTGCTTTTAATAGCCTGCCAACTCCTGATGAGTTAAACAATTTAGACGACGAAAACGTTCAGGTGTCAAACGGAACAGTTACCGCAAACATTATGCGATCAACTGTTTTTCGTGTATTCGTACGTGATGCCGGAGATAGCAATTCTTCTTTTGCTGTTATCCCGTTGTTTTTTGTAATTCGGGGAAGCCGACCGGTTGCCCAATATAACTTTATTCGTTTCGCACTGCCTCCAGGCCAAGAAGCAAAAGAACTTGAATTTAAGTTTGCACAATTCCCTGGAGCGGAACTACGCAGCTTTTCAAACAATGAAGTATTTATTGACTTGTCTCATTCAGTGTCTCAGCAGTCAGCAGACATGAAGTTCTCCACTTTGCCAGTAGATGGAATTGGTTCGTTAACTGTAGGTTTTAGCGGCAAAGAGATTCCAAAGGGAAATATCAAGGAAAACAAAGAGTTTATGCGAGCCCCGGAAGTTACTGCAGGCTCAGGCGTAACTAGCTATCCAGACAGCGTTCAGCGAGAAGATCTAGCCCCAGCACCTGTTGCTGGTACGGATGCAAAAGCGATTGAACTAATTGACTATATTAGTAACCAAGGAGACGATCAGAGATACGGGGGGCGAGGTGGCTCTTTTAATCATGCCTTGGTTGGCAATGCTGATAATTTCAATTTCTCTTCACGTATAACTGTTGTTAGCAAAGAATTTGTAGAGGAGAACCCACTTAGGTGGATCACTCTTCAGTGGACCTTTGAGCGATACGAGTTGGCAACTAATCATTTTGCCAGAAAGTACAATGGCGCAAAATATAACTGGAGGCCAGTCTCTATAAATGTTATCGCAAGCTCTGGCAACTTTGTGCAAGGAGAAAATATAAAAGTAAGGCGTGGGAATCAATCCACTGAAGACTTATCAGGCAGCCATGACGCGTATGCAAACAGCAACCCTTTCAAAAACAATCCTGATGCGGCGAACGGTTATCAAACAATTAGATGGTCAGGTTATATTTTTAAAGTTACTCAGGCCCAAAATGTTAGAGCTATTTCTGGCCGAAGACAGGGTTATTTGTACGAGGTCTTTGGCGATGCAACCGCATCAGGTCTTTCCATTGGAAGCACTAAAAATGTAGAAAAGACTTTTACAAGCGGCAGTAAAAAAATGAATGTCAGGCTGACCTCCACGGTACGTTCTGATTCTTCAGACGTTCGGGGTAAAGGAATAGTTTGGACTGCCCCAGAGGTTCGTGTTAAGCAAAATACAGAAACAACACAAGACTGGGAAGTAGGCGACACAGTCGAGCACCTTGAAACAGTCAGCTCGAGCAACCCTTATCGGACAGATGCGTACTCCAAGGTAGGACTTATATATAAAGTCGGCAATGTAATTGAAGACATTACTCCTGCTGAGTTTAAATCAGATCAAGTTTTTGCGGGACAAACTCAATATAGCGACATAAGCCATTATCGAGATTTTGTCGATAAATCAAACTCTGGCCAGCCTGAGCATGAAGTTGTATATGTAAATGAAGTGCAAAAAAATGAAATCTTGCCGCCAATGAATCATCTTGTGCTTGCAGGTATTTCACTCAAGGCAACTCGCAACTTTACTCGCCTTGACCAACTGCGGATGTGGATAGGCAAAGGATTACGAGTGGAACGGTTGCACCCAGACAGAACAGCTGTTTACGGCGATTCCAGCGAAAACGGTCCAAGCAATCTATTTACTGATCTGGTCTATTACATGATGACGGATCAAAGGGGTGGCGCTGGGGCGTTGCTTGGCATGACATCTGACGATCCAATTTTGATTGATAAACCTGGCTTGATTAGCACTTCTCGTTTCTTAGAAACACAAAAACTGTTCTTTAACGGACCAATCGTTGAACGAACTAATTTGCGTCAGTTTATCGCAAGCGTTGCACCGTTTTTCCTATGTAATTTTGTTATTACTGACGGGAAATTCTCGTTAAAACCTGCTCTGCCAACACACGACAGCGGTAGCTTCGACACCGGACCAGTAACAATCAAACAGATATTTACTGCAGGCAACATTCTTGAAGACACACTGCAGATCGAATATCTTAGTGCCGAAGAGCGTAGGCCGTTTAAAGCAGTTGTTCGTTACCGAGAGGAAAGAAAAAACAAGTTACCGCAAGAGCGAACAGTCGTAGTCCGAAACAAAAAGAATAAAGAGTATCTGGATAAAAGTTTAGAGCTTTTACCTCATGAGAGTTTTGACCTGACGCAGTTCTGTACGTCAAAAGACCATGCCGTAAAAGTTGGCAAGTATTTCTTGGCATTACGGCGTTTGGTTACGCATACGATTAGTTTTTCAACAACAGTTGACGGCCTAGATATTCAGGCTGGTTCGTACATTCGGGTCATTACTGAATCAAGCCCGTATAGCAGCGCAAATACTGGAACGGTTAGTTCAACAGGTGTGGTAACAAGCGTGGTTGATCTTCCCGACAAGATGTATAACGTTGATTACTACAAGGGCGGCGACGATGATGTCCAGACCGATAAAAAGATGGAGATTTCCAACGGCATGGTGTCGGCAACTGAGTTTCATGGTGCTGTCTTTAGCGTTAGAAACCCCACTGTTTCTCTAAACGTGTACGTCATTGAACAACTGACGTTCTCGCAAGAAGGCACGGTAGATATTGTTGCTTCAGAGCATCCCTGCGATGATGACCGCAAGAGCTTATTGGTCGCTGCCATGCTGAATGCTGACGAGGTTTCAATCGAGTAATGGCTTTTCCCTCGCTTATTCCAACTAGCCGCGCTTTCGATCCTGGGGACTACCCGATCAAAACGTTTAAGTCGCAAAACGGCGCTGAGACACGGATTCTGTATGGCAGCGAACGTACCAACGTAAAGCTGCAACTGTCTTACGCCAACATTGGCGATGCGTCAGCAGAGTTGTTCCTTGACCACTTTGACGAGACAAAAGGTACCTTCAGCACTTTTGCGTTACCTGACGGGCCATTAGCAGGCTGGAGCGCAAACACTGACGCCTTGCGTTCAGAGCCAACAACAGTCCCGACCGTGACACTTGTTGTGACAGTTGCAGCTTCTGGTGGCGGCAATAGGTATCGGATTGATGGCTCTTCAACAGACAACGAAACGCTGACGCTGACTGAAGGCACTGTTTATTTGTTTGACCAATCAGACTCGTCAAACTCTGGTCACCCGTTGCGTCTTAGTACAACAAGCGATGGCACTCATGGTGGTGGTGCTCTTTACACAACAGGCGTAACAACCTTTGGCACTGCTGGCAGCGCTGGAGCGTACACACGAATCAAAGTCGCTAAAGACGCTCCAACCTTGTATTACTACTGCGTTAATCACAGTGGGATGGGCGGTCAGATCAACACTCCTGCGGGCACTGTTTCTTCTGAATCAGGGACACCAGCAAAGTACAGGTACGAAAGCGCACCACAATTAACGCAGGTGCGGCCTGGGGTTAGCACTGTTACAGTGAATTTAATTGGCGTCATTGACGCAACCGACCCCGACTGATGGCAAAGGTCTACACCGGTAGAGATGGCGTCTTACAAGTCGCTGGTACGACCGTTGCCAAAGTGTCGAGTTTCTCGGTGCAAGCAAATCTTGAGACGCTAGAAACCACAACGCTTAGTGAGAATATTCGCAGTTACGTTCCAGGCGTTGTTGGCTACACGGGCAGTTGCAGTTTGCTTTATTACAAAGAAGACAACGGTTCAGTCAACACAACAAGCCTGTTGAGCGCACTAGTTAAGACTGGTTCGGCTGGTGTTACCAGCAGCGACACCGTTGATCTGACATTCCGTTGGGTGGATGGCGCGGACATTAACGACATCAAGATCAACGCTTACGTTTCAAGTGCCACGATGGGTGCTGCGACTGCTGATCTGGTGCGTGCTGAAATCTCGTTTATTGGAACGGGAGAGCTGCTAGCCGCCACGATCTCATGAGTGTTTACCTTGGTACGTTTGGCAAAGTTGAACTGCAACGTCAGTTTGACGGCAGCGAACTTAGCTCTACAATTAATACCGGTGATGTCAACGCCACGGCAAAACGCTTTAGCTTTGACTTTGAGCATGGGCAGTTAATTACTGGCGATCAAGTTGAAATTAAAAGCACTGACAGTAGTGCTCTTGATTTTATCGACAGCTATACAGATTCAAGCGTAAAAAAGTTTATTTATGTTGATGACCTTGGTGGCATCAGGCTTTATAACACTTTTGCTCATGCTGTAAACGGTGGGCCAACGAACGCAGTAGCCCTTGCAGTCCCTGGCAACGACATCCCAATTGCAGTTACTGTTGAAAACAGCATTGCGCGTTTGTTGGCACAAGTTAATAGTTTTGAGCTTAATACTGAGCGCGAAACTGTTGACACAACAACGTTATCTGATGAGTTCAGAAGTCGCATTAGTACGTTGATGTCTGGCTCTGGCCGGATGTCCTGTTTCTGGGAATACACAGGTGACACGGTAAACGAGCTGCCTAATTACTTGGTTGAGCTTTCCTTGCGTACCAAGGTTGGCAGTCAGTTTCATGCAAAGTTCTATATCAAAGCAAGCGGCTACAACCCTGGTGGTGTTTCAGCGAGAGACGCAGACGAAGTTTTTTATGACTTTGATGCAGTGATTACGGCGTGTGCTGTGCAGTTCGCGCCGGACAATACGGTGCAAATCACAGCAGACTTCATTACGACTGGAGCGGTAGAGCTGAAGATGAATACGTTTGTACCTGACGACCTCTTGCAAGAGGACTCTGGTGAAATACGCTTGGATGGATACGTCGGTGCAGCTAAACTGCAACTAGAGACCGACCTTTAAGCAGGGAGCTGACCACCAATGGCTGATTTAAAAATCAGTGAACTAGCAGCTCTGGCCGGGAATAACCTGGCCACTGTTGACTTGGTCGCTGTTGTTGATAGCAGCGCAAGCGAAACCAAAAAGCTTACGGTTGGTGATCTGGTTGCAAACGGCGTCACGCTGATTGCAAACGACACAATCCCAGGTGCAAAAATTCTGTTTGCTGCTGGCGGTATTGCCACAGCAGACATTGCTGATGCTGCGATAACTACAGCCAAGGTTGCTGATGACGGGATTACAGCAGCAAAGCTTGCCAATGAATCCACTGTTGACCTAGTCACAACGCTGCCCGGCACTGGAGCGTTTACAGGTCAGCTTGCGCTAGATACGGATGACAATAATCTGTATTGCTGGAACGGATCTGCGTGGCTCAGCCTTAAAGCGGCTGGTTCTGTGAACGCTGTCACTGGCAGCACGGTTGGCCTGGTTGACATTGTTGTCACAACCACTGGCTCAAGCGTTGCCATTGCTGCAACCCAAAACGACACTGATGCCGCCAACAAGTTTTTAGCAGGTCCAACCAGTGCTGGTGGAGCGGTTGCTTACAGAGTTATCGATGGCAGTGATATTCCTGTTGCAACGACAAGCGCCAAAGGCGGTGTAATTGTCAATGGTGAAGGACTCCGCATGGACTCCAACACGATTGAAGTTGATAACGATGTAACAGCTAGCGCCACGCATCATGTGGTGACCTATAGCGCCAAAGGTTTAATTACAGGCGGTCGTGCGATTACATCAGCAGACATCCCGGCAGCTACAAGCAGTGCCAAGGGTGGTGTTATTCCTGGAACGGGGCTTGCTGTTGATGGCAGCGGCAATCTGAACCACAGCAACTCTGTGACTCCTGGTACTTACACCAAAGTCACAGTTGATGCTCAGGGTCATGTCGGTACTGGCGCTACTTTGGCAGCTAGTGATATTCCAGATCTATCAGCAGCAAAGCTGACAAGTGGAACTATTGGCAGTGCATTGATTGCATCTGATGCAGTTACAGCAGCAAAACTTGCCGATCAATCTGTTACTAAGTTTGGTGGTGCGGGTGCAACCGATAACGTCGTTACGTTCCCGGCTGGTGACTACAAAGGTCAGTTCTTCTTTGATGAGAAAAACGAAGATCTTTACGTCTTTACTGGAGAATCTTTCCTGCCGATCACGGTTATCAGCGGCAACCTTGTCAACGCTGGAACGTATAACGCCAACACAAACTTAGTTGGTTCAGTCACAACTGCTGGCTCTGCTGCTGGCTTTAGTGCTGGTGGTGCGTTGCCAACGCCTGCAACAGGCAACCTTAACTATTACGTGGTCGTTAGTGACTCTGGAACGGGCTCAGGCACTGCACCTGCTGTGAGTTTGGCACCACCCGACATGCTTATATCTTTGGGCGCGGGGAGCACGTTCCAATTAATCGATGTCTCGAACGCTATCGCGGGCCAGACTGCAGCCAATATTTCGGTTGTAGCAACTGGAAACATTGCAGCCACAAACGTGCAGGCTGCACTGCAGGAACTTGACACTGAAAAGTTAGGCGCGGCTAGTCCCACATTTACTGGCACAGTGCTGCTGGGTCAGAACGCTGTCTTGGCGTTTGAAGGTTCTGCAGATGATCAATACGAGACCACGATCACGGTTGTTAATGCCACGGCTGACCGCACAATCACATTCCCAAATGTCAGCGGCAACGTCGTAACCACAGGCGATACGGGGACAGTAACCAGCGCAATGATTGCTGATGCAACGATCGTCAATGCTGACGTTAGTGCTACAGCTGAGATTGCAGTTAGCAAGCTTGCAAACGGCAGTGCGCGTCAACTGCTGCAAACCGATCCTGCTGGAACGGGCGTTGAATTTACAAGCAACGTTGATGTCCCTGGAACGTTAGATGTCACAGGTGTTGCAACGTTCGACAGCACATCACTGTTTGTTGGCAACGCTACGTTCAATGGCAGTTTGGTCTTTGAGGGTGCAACGCCTGACGCTCATGAACTGACGCTGAGTGTTGCTGATCCAGGTGCTGACGTTACGGTCACGATCCCAGCTTCGACTACGACTCTTGCTGGCCTTGCCGTTACTCAGAGCTTTACGAAAGCACAACGTGGAACGCCTGTTGCACTAACCGATGGGGCAACGATTGCTGTTGACATGAGTTTGGGTAACAACTTCAGCGTGACGCTTGCTGGCAACAGAACTCTTGGCGATCCAAGCAACGTCACTGCTGGTCAGTCTGGAGTGATTGTTGTGACGCAGGATGGAACGGGAAGCAGGACTCTTGCTTATGCGGGCACGAAGTATAAGTTTGCTGGTGGTACGGCACCAACGTTGACGACAACGGCTGCTGCTGTTGATGTATTGGCTTATTATTGCGAGAGCGCAACGCGCATCACGGTTACTTCGCTGCTGAACGTTTCATGAGTATTCCTGGTGCTGCTAGTCCGCTGTTTCT